AGTCCCGGTGGTAGTTGAGCGCAGCGCTTGCCCCACGGCTGTCGGCTTGGGCGAGCCCAGTACCGTCACCACGCCGCCGTCAGCGGTCGCCAGGTAGCCAGCTTCGGTTTTCTTCGGGACAGAACGCCCGGTCTGTGGATTCTCGTACAGAACACTACCCAGATTTGCGAAGACTAACCCCCCACAGATCGCCAAGGCGACGGTCGCCGCGAGCGTAAGTGGGAGACTGATTTTTCGCTGTGCCATTGGTTTCCTCTATTGGTGATTGAAGACGAAGGCGGGGGCTACGGGGCGCCAGACTCCGCCCATGCAGATGAGCTGAAAGCAACTGTATTGAGGAAGATCCAGGTTGGGTGGTGGATTATCTCCAGAAGCTGCGCCCATTCCCATCATGCCAAGATCAATACGATAGAACCCTGGGTGCCCAGTCATGTCGCCACAGTTGATGATGGTTCGGAAAGACCCAAAGTCTGGATTGCTTGGGTACGTGTCAGACGCCTCCAGGATGAATAGGATCAATGGGACACTGGAGTAGTAGCCATCCCGAGCAGAGATTCCAAACAACGGCTCCGTGCCTCTCAATTGCACCACCGTCATGTAGTTGGACGGCAGGGTCAGGAACCCAGAGACAGTAGTCACAGCCACAGGGTCGGGTGGCTCGATATCGCTCATGGGGTGCGCGAGGAGTGGCGCGTTCGCGGGGGTGAGGAACGTCCCGCGGTTGTAGAGCGCCTGGTGATCGGCCGCCCCACCTCCCGAGCCGACAAAAAGCGTGTCGAAGTAGCTGGCATTGTCCCCGCCGCAGCGAACCTCAAAGACCTCGTCGGTGAGTGATCCGCCCGTGACCCGCAAGATCAGGTCGGCACGAAGTCGACGCGCACTGGTCCCGGATAGCCCCTGCACATAGATGGGGAGTTGGAACGTCTGGTAGCTCGACGAGAGAGTGGGAGCGCTCGGCCACGGCGTCGACTGGTAGAACAAACCATTGGTCACGTCGTACAGCATCGCCTCGTACGCGATGGTGTTGTCGCCGGGGTAGAGGTGATAGGTGAGTCCACCGTGGGCATTGCGTACCCGCACCCGCAGATTCGCCAGCACCAGGCCGGCGGGCCACGAAGTCAGGCCTGGTTCTCCTGGTGGTGAGTCGAACCAGATATAGCTCGGCGACGTTCCGGGATGCCCCACGTCGGCCGCGTGAGCCTCGTCACTCGGGTTCGTCGTGGCGAGCAAATAGCCGGTCTGTGGATCACCGGGAGCCGCTCGCGGAAGATCGCTGCCCTGCCCGGTCAGATAGTAGCGTTTGGTCAGTGAGGGGATGGGCTGCGCGGCATGTTGGTGGTCATCGTTCGATTTGCGCAACGACGTGCCCGCCGAGCCCATCCCACTGTCAGTCGTCGGGAGGGCGGTCGAGACCGGCAGCTCGATGTTCTGGACGCCACCGCCAACATTCGTGACCGTGATGCTCCCGTCGGTCGACTCGACGCTGTCGCTGGTTCCGCCGGGCGCCGCTGCGATCTGAACAGTTTCATGCGGCTCGCTGCCCGCCTTCGTGATCGTGATGTTGGTGCCCGCCGAGAGCTTGGCGAACAGGTAATCTGCGATGTCGCCCGCATCGACTGAGACCTTGTGATCGGACGCTCCAGTTGGGTTTCCGCTGGGCGTAAACAGGGTGTCGAACCACGAGGCATTGTCCCCGCCGCAGCGAACCTCGAAAACCTCGTCGGTGATCGAACCACCGGAGACCTGCAAAATCAGGTCGGCCCGCAAGCGCCGAGAACTCGAACCGGACAACCCTGTCACGTACAAAGGCAACTGAAACGTCTGGTAACTCGATGAGAGGACCGGGGCGCTCGGCCAGGGAGACATCTGATAGAAGTACCCGCCCGTGGCATCGTACAACATCGTTTCATATGCGATGCTGTTGTCTCCGGGATAGAGCTTGTACGTCATGCCACCATGGGCATTGCGGACTCGTACCCGCAAATTGCCCGTGACGATGCCGCTGGGCCAAGACGCGAGACCGGGTTCACCAGGTGGAGAGTCGAACCAAAGATACAGCGGGCTAGCGCCGGGGTGACCGACATCAAGAGCATGCGCCTCGTCGCTCGGGTTGGTCAGAGAAAGCAGGTAGCCGGTTTGTGGATCTCCCGGATCGGCCCGGGCCAAGTCTGATCCTTGCCCGGTCAGGTAGTAGCGCTTCGTCAGGTTCGGCGCGGGCTTGGCGAGTACCGCGAAATTCACCCGCTTGCCCGCGACGTCGTCTGTGATGGTGACGCTACCGTCGGTCGACTCGACCTTGCCGAACAGGTACTGCGGATCGTCGTCGTACATGTCCGACATCACCTTGAAGGTGTCGGTCGTCCCTCCGCCGGCTCGAATCTTGGTGAGCCAGCGGTTCAGCATCTTGATCCAGCCCTGGACCACCATCGGATCGAAGACGTCCTCGTTCGATTCCCCCGGACCGAGCAGTCTCAGCGGGCGGTTGCCTGGGGCGAGGAAGCTCTCCAGAATGGCCACTCCTCCACCGATCGCGAGAGCATCAGGCGCCCCACCGTTGACGATGCACTGGACGATATACGTCCCCACCACGTCGACCGTGAACGACGCCACCTGAGCAGTCCCGAGGTAGCGTGGTTCCGGCCCGGGCCCGCCCGCCGCCGAGCCCTCTGGCCTTCCGACGAGCCGCCAGATGTAGGAGTTGGCCCCGACGTTGTCGGTGAGGGAAACCGTGACGACGTCGTTGACCGCCAAGTCCTGACGCCACTCCGCGACGGACGCATCGCCGTTTCGGCTGAACTGGAGAGTGGCGGACTGGAACCCCATGGCTAGCGACCGAGGCGGGGGATGTTCATGTTGAAGCCGGTGGGTCGGATATTGAGGATCATGGTGCTCGACGACGTGATGCCGGACGTGGCGGTGAACTCCACGTTGTCAGAAGCTGGCCGCACGATTTTTGCTCGTGCGCTCTGCACCTGCGTGCCGAGTTGAGCGGCCGGGACATTCAGCACCTGCGGCCCACCCACACAGGAATTGATCATGAACACGCCCAGCGGCCCCGAGGTGATGATGATGTCGGCCTGGATCTCCACTACCGTACTGGGGGCTGGGATCCCCGCAAGATTGAAGGCGGTCAGGCTAGGACCTCCCCCACCACCGAACCCGGTGACGTTCGCCTCGTAGAAACCTTGAATCGAACATCCTCCAGAAGTCGGGTATCCCGACACTGGCGTGTGGGCCTGTGGGTACACCCAGTCGCCATCGTAGAACAGCGACTTGCCCCGGTTACTGTTCGCGACCTTGAACGCCACGCCGACGTAGAGCGCAGCGGCACGGGGGATGGTTCGCCCGTTCCACGCCAATGTAGCAGTCGGGTATCCGAGGGCATCGGGCACGACCGTACTTTCGATCATGACAACGGGCAATGTCAGGCTCACTGGGAAGTTGCGACCGCCGCACAAGTAGAGGTACGTCGGCATGTCGTTGCCCGCTGGAGCACTACCAGGGGTGTGCGCAGTGTCGGCCGCGGCGGAGAGGCCGTAGCCCGCTCGGTTGAACGTGAGAAGTTCGCCGTCGATCACGAGGCGGTTCACCGCCGTGCTGGCATCCACCTGCGCTGAGTCGCCGGCCGCGTCGGTCGCGTAGCCCCACACTGGCACGCAGCCCTTGAGAATGCCGTGCTGAGAACTGCCGGGGAATTCAATTCGTCGCTGTGATCGGCGGGTGGGGATGAAGGCCGTTGAGTCCGCCGACGCAGCGGGGAGGTACACGTCGATCAGCCCCAGAGAGCCTGCGGGAACCGCTGGAGGTGTGGGAAGCGCGGCGGCCGTCCCCACTGCCACGCTGATGGTCGCCAGCGGGTTGGACGTCTTGTAGACGTTGGCCGGAACCAAGATTCGCGTCGCGGGGTCAGTCAGAATATTGCGACTTTGCAGATCGGTCAACGAGTCGGCCGGCGTCGCGTAGATGGTGCAGACCTTCGGGTTCGATGGGTCCGGGTTCCCGATACTGACTGTCTGGGCCGCCCAACGCAAAAGCTGATAGGTCGACTCGTCGGCCGCGGGCGTTCCAGCCACGTACAACTCGCCCTCACCCGCCCCCAGGTTCATGCTGAACGAACTGGCGATCCCGTCCAAGGACGGCGGCTTGGTCAGGCCGGAGATCGGGACCGCGTTGGTCGAGCGAGCGCTGGCTGAGAAATCGTCGAACGCATTGCTGGCGGGATTGTAGAAGTCCGGGCGTACAGCACGAGATGCGTCGGCGTCCTGTGCTTCCCTGTTGGCGAGTTTCCCGATGCGGTTTAGGTCGGACGAGATGACCTGCTCGCGATTCGACTGATTCATTCTGCTGCGCATACCTGGCATGGTGTACCTTTCACTGCATTGGGCTGACCCAGAAGGTGCCGACGAGCCGCATGGAACTGGCGACACTGCTCTTCACGAGACCTTGGATCTGAGTGACCCGCTGGCTGAAGTAGCCGATCTTTTCGAGTTCAAACGTCCTGAGTGGCATCCCGTCGGTGTTCGTCTTCCAGCCCGAGTCGAGAACGGTCGAGTCCGACAACGTGATCTGAACCTTGTAGGCGTCGGTCGTCGGATCGAGAATCAGTGCCCGGCCTGGGACGTCGCATGTCACGAGCCCATCGCGCAGTAGCCAAGATCCACTGGTGGGCGTGAACGTGAACGCGACTACCCCGGTTGGCGACGGAGTGACTGAGTCGGTGGCCGACAGGACATCCACGCACTCGACGTAGGTGTCGAACTGGATGCCGCCCGCCTTCTTAACCCGCGCCTCTTCTTGAATTGCCCGCAGGGACGCGCGCAGCACGGGGTGCAGTCCGATGTCCGGGTATCCCCACACCGGATCGTCGCAGAATCCGTCATCACAGTACAGGACCGAGCCGTCCGGCTCTTCAAGTGGGCCATCGACGGCCAGGCGGAAGTAGGCACGACCCTCCCGAATCGAAGGCGTCTCGCACGTGCGGAACGGTTCCTTGCCTGGAACGTCCACGCCCAACGGATCGTCGCAGAAGCTGTCGTCACAGAAGACCGAGTCGGCGAACACCAGATTGATGGCCGTTCGCGCGTCGTCGGTCGCCTGGTCGCGCATGGGTTCCACCATGTAGACCGGCGGAAGGTTGCCCTGCGACTGCGCGCCATGGACCGCCTCTTGAATCGCGATCGGTGTGACGGCGTCGGGAATTGCACGGACCCTCAAGCGGTACGCTTCGCCGTCCTCATTGGGCTGGCGATGGCATCCTCTCTCGTCGCCGTGGGCCGAAAGCCAGTCCATCTTGGCTCCCACGATGGTGGTGGAGGCCGCGTAAGTGAGGGTGCCTTCTCCGACCCCGAGCAGGTAGACGCCGAGGGTGTCCTGCACGACTCCGTCATCGGGCGACAGGATGACGTCGAGAGTGTCGCCTATTGACAAGACGTCGTCGAACGCCGGATCGACCGTGTTGACCAAGTCGATCCATCGAAGTGATTGGAGCGGCAGCGTGATGCTGGTCTGGTGGGCCGCGACCGGGACATCCAGGCTCACCATCAGCTCGACGCCCGTGCTGGTCACGAACTTGTAGCCCTTGGGGATCGTGGCGGTGGCGATCGAATCGACGCGGGTCAAGGTCAGGTTGCACCGACCCGGACATCCCGAGGGGGCCGTCGAGATCATGCCAGCATCGACCTGCTCCATCAGAGCACTGCTGGTGGCCTCGAAAACCGCAAGCTTGCTGGCGATGATGGCCTGACCATCTGGCTGGCGGAGCATGCCGTTCAGCCAGCCGTCGTCGGTGGTCCGGCGCAACAGCGCCAAGACTTCGGACTGCGTGATGGGGCCGGACTCGCTCATTGGAACGTGACCCCTGAGGGGAGAATTCTAATCATCTGTGTCACGTCGGTTGGCACGACATCGCCCACCGGATAGACCAAGCTCGCGTCACTGAGAATGACTCCCGGAACTGCCTTGGCCGAGGCCAGGAGGGACGATCTGTACAGCACGCCATTACCCGGGCCCGGGGCCAGGAACTGTGAGACCGCAACTGTGACCGCGCGGACACGAGACGTCGCCAGGTCTTCGTCGAAGCCGGTCTGGAAGGCGAGTTTCCACGTGATCGTTTGGAAGAACACGGTTCCACCGCTAACCACCACCGGCATGCCGCCGGCCCGGTAGCTCAAGAGCTTGTCCGACACCGCTTGAATCATGGCGGAGGTGGCGTTGCCCGAGCGATCGCCGATCACCAGTTGCACGATGCCCGCTGGAAAGCCTCCCTGAGGGTTCAGAATCTCGGTGGCGGTTGCGACCGCGACGCCAGGAACCTGCTTGGCCCCGTATTCAATTGCCCCCAGAACTCCCCTGCTGAGCGTCGGGAAGAAGCCCCGGTATCGCCCCAGAAACTCGATGTCGCTCTCGGCATCGGTGCCGCCGGCAGCAGACGCCGGGTTGTGGACCGTGAGAGTCGAGTCGAAGGGCGTGCTCGAGAACGCCACAATCCCCGCCCCGGTTGTGGGGTCGTAGGCCGGGACGTTCTGGTCAGCTCCTGATAGCACCGACGTGGCCGCCACCGTCACAGTCATGGTGGCATCGTGGAAGACTGCATCCGTGTCGAGGGCGAACTGCGTACCGTCGGCCGCCTGCACGACCGAGCCGGAATCGACGACGCCCGGCGTGGCGACACTCGGCGAAGGGCGGGACAGCGCCAAGTCCACGTGGGCCGGAGTAGCACCGAATCGCGTGAGGCCCGAGCGGTCGTAGATGACGCGGTCAAGCTGTGAACCGCGGGCCGTCTCGGCAAACGCTCCCCGCATGGCAGCGGCGCCGCGGGTCGACACCTCTTCGCCGATGACCGCGTCGGTCCCCACCGCCAGATTCAGATCGCTTCCTGGGATGTCCACCACCGCGGGATTGATGCGGATGCCCGGCGTGGAGGCGATGGCCCGTCGCCCAACCGAGAAAAGGTCGGCCCTGCTCGCAAATAGACTCATGGGGCCGTGATTCCTCCGTCAGGGGTTGCGCTGATGGTATCGTTCATTTGTTGGCCCGTCGAAGTCTTGGCTTTGATGGTCAGCTCGAGGATGCCCCGCTGGTCCATCACGACAGAAGTTTCCGACGACGCCACGTCGGGCTGAGCTGCGATCTGCTGCTTCAGATCTGTCCGCAGCCCACCCAAGATGCTGACCGTTGCTGGCTTCTTGATGTCGTACTTGAGCCCGAAGTTTTTTAGGAACGAGAACTTTCCCAGCCCCGTCAAAGCGATCCGCCAGATCCGTTTGCGGGTTCCCGGCAAGCCTTCCTGGCTCGCCCAGTCGCCCGCGCTGTCCACCATGATGCCGCCGGCGAAGGGGTCACTGGCGAAGTCGACCAACCCGATCTTGCGGCGAATCTGTTGGGCTCGAGCAGGCCGAGCGGCGCCGATGAAAGCCGCGGAGTACGGGGATCCGATGGCCGTTCCATCGGCTGCCACCACGGGAGACTTGACGGTCACGAGGTACTGCAGCCCGACCACCATCGATCGGTCGGTCTGGATGTCCAGGGCGAACTCTGTGTCTGAGGTCAACCCGAACGCCGGCCACGCCACGACGTCGGGCTTGACCCCCACGACCATGAGGTTCGCCCCGGTCCCCGCCGTGATCTCGACGCCGTAGTTGGCCGGGTTGCGCCCGTCGTCAATGGCGGATCCGCTTCGGTGCTTGGGTTCCTGCGTGAACACGACCCGCACGATCTGGCCACCAACCGCGATGGCCCGGCTGACGGCAAAGCTCCCGCTGAGCCCCATGGGGTGGCCGCCCACCTCTAGTCCTGCGCGATTTGGCATTGGGTTGGTCAAGCGCCTACCTTTGCGATAGTCGAAAGGGTCGTCGGCAGAGCGTCCGAGGCTCCCTGGATCGCCTGTAGATATTGGGTCCACGGAGGATCCGGGAGATTAATCCCGCTGGAGTGCAATGTCCCCTGAATTGCATTCAGAGCATCGTGGATCGCGCCAAAGGCAACCACCAGTTGCGCGTTCTGCGCCGTTCCCTTGGCGACGAAATCCACCGCCGGCACCGCGCCCTCCATTGTGATGAGGGTGCTGGTCTTCACGTAGACCGAGCCGTCCGCTTTGAGTCGTACGTCGGCGCCGTTCTCATTGCTGACCTCAATGGTCCCGTCCTGCTGCAACGCCAGCTTGGCCCCGCCGGCCGTGCGGACATCGATCGGAACGTTCTTGGCGTAGACCAGCAGACGGTTGTTGTCGAAGATCGGTTTTCCGTTCTCGGTCGGCTGCCGCTTGGATCGGCTCTGCATGATGTGGGTGATGACCGGAGTGAACAAGTCCCCGTCCGGGCACTCCACCAGCACGATGTCACCCGGGCGAATCGGCGCCATGATGGTGACGTCTCCACACTGAATGCCGGCGTACTTGCAAGTGCAGGGCTGCCCCAGGGGTTCGAGCTCCACGTCCACATCCACCCCGGCCGAGTCGCAGTAGATCGCGAGCTTGTCGGTCGGGTCCATCTTGCCGCTTTCGGGGTCGATGGTGCACACCGTCCCGAAACTACACCAGTAGCGCTGGTCCATGCCGGGCGCCGCCAATGCCTTGCCGAGCATCTGGGCGTTGATGTCGCGTCGGATCGCAGTGCCGAAGTTGTGCCGGCTCATGCGACCACCTGTCGAAGCGCCACGTCTTCGATGGACGCGGTCCTCTGTTGCTGCGCACTGAGCGCCTTCGCCTTGGCGGACAGCGGCTTCTTCTTCCGCGCGTCGTTCATGGCCTGGCTGTCCTGGTCCATGTTGGCAGGGTCGTTGCTCGGCATGTAGTTCGCCAGCTCCATCGAGCAATGGAAGAACTCGTCGTCGGCCTTGAACTGCAGGCGGATCCCCTTGCAGTAGTAGACGGTCGGCAGTTTGGCCGCCCGGTAGGCCGCCTGAATCTTCTGGGCCGTGCCCAGTAGCTTGTTGGTGTCCAGTGACCCGTCAGTGCGGAACGTGCCCCAGCGGTCGTTCTGCTTGGTCAGCAGGTCCACGATCTGATCGCCCTTGAGGTCGTAGAACTCCGACAGGCTGCAAATCGTCAGATCGGAACTGTCGGTCGACTTCTTCGCCACCGTCACGTGAACGGGGCTGCCGGCGCAGAGGCGCAGGATGTCCGGGCTCTCGTTGTGGTTCTCGACGAGGGCACCCGCGGCCGCGCTCGCCACCGGATCGATGTAGCTGGCCAGCTCGTCGGTCTCCAGCCCCATCGTCAGCTCGGCCCGGGTCAACTGGTGGTACAGCGAGACGGCCGCCCGGTCCAGTGCCTCCTGGTTGCGGACCCCCTTCAAAACAAAGGTGCGGATCACGTCGATCTTCCCGCCGCCCTTCTCGGTCATCTTGTGGGCTGAGCGTCCCTTCCCCTTGGGCTTCTTCGGGTTGTGCTTGGGGAATCGGGAAGACATCACCCGCAGGGTGTCAGAGGCGTCTGGGTTGTAGGCCCGCACTTCAACGGCCGTGGGCCGTACCTTCCCCATGTGGCGCGCCAGCTTCATCTTGGCCAAGTTGTGGCCCCACACCATGAAGCGGACGTCTGAGGTGAAGGTGCCGCCACCGCTGTTGTAGCCGAAGTCCCGCGAGAACCCGTCCCGCGCCCCGCCCTTGATCTGAACGGCGCTGGTGATGTCGTCGTAGAACGCCTCGGGTGGCGTCACCAGCAGGCAGTTCACCGGGTCGATCATCGCCAGTCCGTCGGTGCCCGCTGAGGGATTGGGGAATGGCGGCAGGCTCGGCTTGTACATCGGCATGACGCCACACAGCTCGCACGCCTGCGTGATGAGGTCCCAGATCGACATCCCATCCTCGGTCACGGCCTTGGGCGGCATCATGGGGGAACCAGCCCCGGCCGCGTCTCCCTGCCCCGATGGGTCTGCGGCTTCGCCCGTGGGGTCCTGCTGGGCGTTCGCGTCCTGGGTGGGAGACTGCCCCGCGCCGGCGTTGCGGCTCTTGGCGGTCTGGAGAGAGCGCAGGAGGGTCTTGCGGTCGAGCGTCGGCTCTTTCTCCTTGGGGCTCGCGTACCAGTAGGCACGGAACGGGTAGCCCCCGGTGTCACCTGAGGTCGGCGGGTACAGGGACAAGATCCGGTTGATGTAGACGGTCAACAGTTCCGAAGACCCCTGGATGCGGTACGCCTTGGCGTGCTGGTTGATCTTCCCATCGATCAGCGTCCCGATGTAGCTACGCGCCTTGATGTGCACCGTGTTGCTGGCTTCGTCGGCCTCCATCTCGGTCAGGTCCACATAGCCGTTGAACCGCAGCACGCTGGTCTTCGACGGCACCGGCGCGAGGCACCAGTTCTCGGGGGTGGCGAAGTCTCCGGACTTCACGGTCCCCACCCACGCCTCGACGCGAATCTCTCGCACGATCAGCGGGTTCAGCGGCATGTCGACGAAGGGGAAGCTGGCCTCCAGTGTATCGGCCTCACGAAATCCCTTGTCCTCGATGGTCAACTCCATGGGGGATGTCGCGAAGTCGACCGAAAACTCATCGGATGGTCCGTTGTCTCCGGCTGAGGACTTACCGCTTCTCTTGGCGGCGCTCTGCCGCAGGCTCGCCGAGGTCTTCAGCAGGTTGAGCGTCGACAGCTTGGAATACTTTCCGACTGCGCCCTCCTGCGATAAGAACAAGTCGGTGAGCTTCGCCTGGTTGAGCTGCAGCTTCATGCCAGAGGAGTACGGATCGGCTCCATCCTGGGCGCTGGAATCGTCGGTCTGACCGAAGTCCTCCAGCCGCACGTGGAGGCGTAGAAGACACGCCGGTCGGTAGAGGCGCGGTTCGCTCACGGGGCGTCCCCCCACGTATTCGTCAGATCCGCGGAAGTGGAAGTGTGGCGGGGAATGTAGATCGGAGGCGCCCCGGTGTCGCTCGGCCCGGTGGGGGTGGCCGGGACTTCCGACGTGTCGAGATCGTTGTAGTCAGCAATCAGGAGCCACAAATCAGGATCCCCGTAGAACTTGACCGCCAAGTCGCGGAGGTCGCTGCCGGCTGATGGGCGCTCGATCGCAATAACGTCCGGGACCTGCTGGGCAGCAAGCTTCGCCGAGGCCACGGCCGCCTGTTCGGCCAGCAGGTCCCAGACCTGAATCAGGGAATCTTGGGACGTCTGACCGTCGAGGCGTTCGAGTGGATCGTCGTGTGGGTACATGGCGAGCTTGGCCTCGCCGGCCTGCTGGCGGAAGATCATCCCCGTCTCGCGAAAATCCTGGCCGAGACCCGCGCCTTCCTTGCCTGGCCACAGACCACAGAAATCGTCGTAGGCCGCACGCCCGTTCGCGCACGCGAGCACGACGCGCGAGCAAACTCCCTGGATTCGCTGATTGATGGAGCTGGGTAACTCCGCCACCTGAGACAGCATACTGCTCGCCCCGTCCACCACGTTGATGGCATCCACAATGGAGTTCTGGACGTCGTCGAGGGCGTCGTTAATGGTCAGCATGACGTCCGCGCCCTTGCCGATGAGCTGCCAGGCGGCATCGATCCAAGACGTCGTTTCGTTTTCGGCGTCCTCCAGTTCGTCGCTCAGTGCTGAGAAGTCCCAGCTCGAAGCGAAGCCTTCGGCGGCGAACGTCGGCGGCTTGGTCTGGATGACCTCGCCTCGCCATTCCCACTCGCACGACCACTCGACGTCCTGTGCCCGCTGGTACTTGGGCGTGAACTTCTTGATGAGCCCGCGGCGAACCACCGCCGGGTCTTCACCGTTGGTAAGTTGCCGCCCGCCCCAGCGAACCTCGACCGGGATGCCTCGCTCGCACAGATACTCGAACTGCAGGACGAGTTGCCGGGCCCCGCCTTCCCCGAGCGTGACATCCATCCAGTGGCCCATCCACGTCGAGGGCGGTTTGATGGGTCCGCCGACCTGCTGGGTCGCCACGGGGTTGCCGGGATAGTATTTCGTCGACAGCCGCTGCTCGGTGGGGAACTCCATGCCCTTGAAGGGCAGGGCGTCGCCTATCAATGCAATGGGGCCGAGTTCTCCCTCCAGCGGGACGATCTCGACGCGCCCCTGTGACATGGAGTCGCGGTCGACGGTAACGTCGACGGCATTGAGATCGGCCAAAAGAGGAAGGGTTGCCATTACCCCACCGCCGGGATGCCGCTTGCCCGCGGGTTGTTGACCATGTCGACGATGTCCCTGGGCACATTGTGGAAGACGCGGTCAGGATCTGCCTGCTTGAAGTCCTGCGTGATCTCAAGATGGGCGACGTTGATGTTGGTGATATCCTTGCCGGCCAGCGCCCGGCCGTTCTTGCCCAAACTGGGATTGCCCACCAGTAGCTGGGCGGCGAAGTTGTTCAGGAGCGTCGTGATCCTCCCGGCCGCTTCCTCCAGCATGCCCGGAGCCTGCACATTCTTGGCCGACGCGCCCTTGATGCCGTACATGGCGATCTGCTTGGCCGCGAGTTCCGGCTGCATCGCGCGGAGCTCACCCGCCACCGTGTTTCTGTCGAGTGACTGCCCGGGCTTCAATCCGTAGGCCTGGAAAGCTGTCTTCAGGTGACTGAACGTCTTCTCGACTGATTCCTCGTGCAGTGCCGACGACATCGCCTTGGCTCCGGCCGTGAGGGCGTTCATGGCCCTTGGCGCAGAGGCCTGCTTCGCCATGCCCTCGTCCTGTTTCGACAGTGCCCACTTGGCCAAGGCATCAAGCCCGATATAAAGGCCGCCGAGCGCCTCCGTGACCATCCCGGCCCGGGCCGCCACATTGGTGAACTTTCCCACAGTGTCGGACAGGCTGGGTTTCAGCTTGTCCCCGATGGCGGCGGCGGTCGTGGACCCCAGCGCAGCAGCTGTGCTGCCGCTCACGTTGACGGTCCCGGCCTTCACGTTCATCACTCCGGCCACGCCTCCCGCTGCACCACCGGTGCCACCTGCAGCAGCGCTCGCCCCGAACACTCCCGCGACCCCCTGCATGGCCCCGGTGAATTTGGTGGCCACGAAGATGCCCGCGATCGTCTTCCAGTGGTCGGCGATGAAGGCCGTCGCGTCCTTCAGGTAGCCGAACGCCGTAACGAGCTTGCCGCCCCACTCGGCCGCCGCGCTCTGGCCGCCTTCCCGCACCTTGCCCAGCTCGTGCGCCCACTCGCTGAAATCCTTGGTCACCTCTTTGAAGACCGGGCCCGTCAGATCGCGGGTCAGCTCGTCGATGGACTCGCGGACGTCGAACATGGATCCGGCGATGCCCTTCCCCATCCCCTCGGCCGCGGGCATCAAGTCCCCCATGGCCTTCTGCAACTTCTGGAAGCGCTTCTCCTCACTGAGCTTGCCGAAGGCCTTCAGATCACCTACCGACTCCTTCATCTTCTTGCTGAAGTCGTCGGAGCCCCTGGCCCTCCCGGTCGTGGCCATGCGGTAGACCTGCGTGGCGGCGAACTCGGCATTGACCCCGAGCACCTTCTGGACCGCCCCGAACTTCTCGGTCAGATCGATCTGCTGTTCTTGGTTCAGATTGTGGCGCGCACCGAGCGCGTAGGTCGACTTGTAGATGTCGGCCAATTCGCCGCGGGTCATCTTCAATTTGCCTTCGGACGCCTCCAGCTTCGCGACAATCTCAGTCCCGGCTTCGAGCGACTCGTTCCACTTCTCCTGACCAGTGGTCCCCTTCTTCCAGCCGCCGAACGTGTACTGAACGCCTGCTATCTTCTTGGCGGCGTTCTCCAGCTCCAGATTCGCCTCGCCGGCCTTGTTGGCAATCTCGCGCAGCCCGAACCCCAGGCCTACCATGGCGAGACCCGACATGGCCGCTCGATGGGTCATGTCGCCAAGCTTGCGAGTCGCCCCCTCGGCAGCATGATGAACATGCTCGAACGACTTCGCCATCCGGTCGGCTGGCGCCGTCGCGTGGTCTTGAACTGTGAAGTCAAGACCCTCAACCTGTGTGACGTTGTCGGACATGTTGGGCTAGCTGGTTTTCTACTTTTTTTCCGCCTCTACCAGCCGCCCGAGGGCCTCTTTGATCTTGATGATTTCAGAGCGTGGACGGCTGAGGATCCTGTCGAAATCTTGGTGTGCGTATCGGGCTATGTAGACGACGTCGTCCCAAAGGGAATCGAGGAGCTGGGCGCTTAGACCGTGGTCTTTCCGCTGGCTAAAAAATCGTCAGCTTCGACCTTGCTGGGCAGGGCCACGCGAACGAACCCTCGGATCACCATGTCCCGAACCTTGTTGGAAAGGCCCATGAACACGTTCTCGATCTGGTTGTCGGTCCACGAGAGGGGATTGCCATCGACGGCGCAAAGCGCTCGCTTGGCTCCCTCGACCTCGAATGACCCGCCACCGCGTTCTTTGGCTTCCAGCGCCGCTTTCTCTTCGGCGAACGTGAGCTGTCGGATCGTGACCGAGTGGGGGTCGGTTTCAGTGCGGGCTGTTTCGGGAACCGTGAACGTGGTGCGGGGTAAGCGGTCGAGTGCCGCTGCGGCGCCTGCCGCGAGATTCATGACGTCTGACATGGTGGCCTCCAGGTCTGTTGGTTGTTGGTTAGAACGCGGGGATGTAGCGGTCAGTCTTGGCCGCGAACGATTGGGTCAGGAACGATTCGCGTCCCGCATTGGCGAGCTTGCCTGGGTCGCTGAATCGCAGGTCAGGCAGCGTGATGCGGATGATCTGCCCCGAGGGGAACATGATGCGATACCCGAGGTTGATCTGGAGGTTGTTGGCCTGGCCAGACCGCGCCCGCTGGTAGATCGCGTATTGCATGCGGAAGATCTCACTGCCCTCAGGCTCGACGCTGAAGCTCACGTCCACCGCCTTGAAGACCTCCCGATGACGCTCGGCCGCCTCACCGAGGAAGCCTTCGGACAGCAGCGTGAACTCCGGGCCGAAGTCCAGATTCTTGATCGCGGTGGTCTCCGCCAGCATCAGGCCGGACTGCGTGAGCCGCAGTGTCGTGTCTCGGCCAAGAACTCGGTAGTCAGACATTGGGATCTCCTTGGGTTAGGTCGAGGGTGCGACCTGGGCGATGATGACTGTCGGCCCGATCATGGTGTTGATGACGATGTCGTTCATGTCGCCGTTCATCTGCACGAAGGCAGAGAACAGGTAGACGCCGTGACCGTTCAAGGTGTCGTTGTTGCCGGCGGCGGCGCCGTCGAGAACTCGGTAGTCCTTGGCGCGCGGGTCGCCCACTGGCGGATTGACCAGCCCGTCCAGGTAGGTCGTCATGTCGGTCGCGAAGGCGTCGGCTCTTTGAGAAGTGCCGGGCTTCTTCGAGTAGGGAGCCGCCAAACCGAAGATCACGTCCTGGATTTCATCGGCGAAGCTGCGGCGGTTGTCGGCGACCCGGTTCGACGCCGTCAGGGGGTTGGCAGCCGTCACTCCGCTGTAGAACCACCAGCCGGCCGTGCGGTCTTTGACCAGCCACGCGACCCCCGCGGCCCGCAGCGCCACGTAGTCAGCTTCCACCAGGGGATTCGCCGCGAAGCAGGCCTCTTGAGCGTCGATGACTTGAATCGTCGCGTTCTCGGGATTCCCGACGCTGGTCTGGTATTCGGACTTGCCGTCGTTTGCCAGGTTGACCTTCATGGCCGCACGGGCGCCACAGGCGCTCACGGTGATGTCGGCGTTGAGTTCCTGGCTGAAGACCTGCTGGAAGGGACCGGAGATCCAGAAGCGATCTGCGTCGTCGCCGGTGATGCTGTCTGCGCTGATGAGCCCTGTATAGACGCCCTTGGCAGTCACGGCCTGCGATCCCGTCGTCCCGAGCGCTGGGGCAGTCGTCACGCACGCCACGCGCCCGCGTCCCGTCTTGCTGGCTGCGGTGACGTTGGCCCAGAGGTTCGCCCGCATCTGCTTATTGCCTTCGGGGGTCATGCCGTTGCTCTGGAAGTTTCGAGCCGACCAGATGGCCACGATGTCGTTCGTCGCGTCCACGCCAGGAAGGGTCTTGGTGATGGCCGCCGCATAGTTCAGGTTGATGCGGTTCGAGAGGGTGTCGGGGCTCGGAGCCGCACCGCCGGCCGCTGGAGCGAAGATTGCCGTGGCCGCCGCTGCCGCATTGAGGGTCGCGGGCGTGCCGGACAGCACGGTTCCGGCGTTCACGCCTGAGAGTGGGTTGCTCGCCACGATGCCGTCGACGATCGTGTTGATGCCCGCGATGGCCTTGGTGGTGCCCTTGACGAAGAAGCAGGTGATGCCGGTGGTGGGGCTGGACGAATAGGTCAGGGCGCCTGACGCTGGGTCCTGCACGAAGTTGATCCCGAGGGCCAGCGTTCCAGCGCAACTCGTTCCCGATGGGATCGTGATCTGCTGAGAGGTCGCGATCACGACGGTCGCGGTCCCAATGCTGTTGTCGGCGAACCGGGTGCCCGACGGGATCACGATGTCCTTGTTGGTCTTTCCACTCGTGAGATCCGCCGCATTGACGGTGAGTGAGCACGAGATGAACGCCTTGGCGACGCTGCTGTTCGCCACCACCATGTCGCAGTCGACCCGCTGGATGACGAGGCCAGAAAACGTCTTGCCCTTCAGCTCGGCCCACAGGTTCCCGTCGAACGTGACACCAGAGCCGTCCTGTGCGGCGCTCGAAGGATCCACGCCGCTCTGACTGAGAAGGGTGAAGCTGTTGGGATTTCCGACGAAGTAGTTCAGAATGTCGCTCGGGGCCGTCACCTTGGTGGGAGTGAACGGGCCCTGAAGGCACTCGCCCACCACGCAAGCGTTGACTCGGCCCGGCCCGACCGGCTGATTGACGCCTGCGCCGTCGATGGCCACGAGACGTTCCAGCTCTACGAGCTTGGCCAGCGTCGGCATCTGGGTTGTACGCAAAATGAACATGGTCTAGCTCCTTATGCCGTTGGTGAACGTGCTGGTGGTCGTCGAGATGGTCCGGCCGTCTCCCGTCTGAAGAACTTCCGTGACCGTCGGGGTAAATGGATAGACGGCGCCGAGTTGCACTTTCGGCGCCTGCATGGAAATGACGAAGCTGGCCTCGCGCTGGTTCCGCACGGCCGCGTCTTCGGAGTCGGTGTTGCTGCCCTTCTGCAGAGCCGCCCGGGCGGTGAGCCCCCAGTATTCGGGCAGGTCGAGCAGCAGCCCGTAGGGCGGGACGCTCGGGTTCATGGTGACGTTCCTGGTCTGGAACGCATCTTCGATCGCCAGCTTCAGCAACGACCGCATGGCGGTGCTGCCGGCTCGAATCTGCAGGTCGAACTCGTCGATCATTTCGGCCGTCTTGTACAGGCCGAAGCTGGGCGGATCGTTCGGCCCGGTGTCCTTGCTCTCAATTGTGTCCTCGAGCAGCTTGGGCGCTCCGCCTGAGTCCGAGTAGGTCCACTCGGGAGGTGCCATCACGCAGGCAGCAGGAGGATCGTACTTGTCCTCTTGGGTCGGCCACTCGTCGAACACGTGCGCGAAGTGAACCCGCTGACCACCGATGTCTCGATCGATGGCCTCGATGACCCGGCTAAGTGCCAGCGCACAGGCATCCCGCACGTCCATGCATGCCGATTGAGAGTAGTCCCCGGCGCGCATCAGTCGTGCCCACCCTGGAATTCGGCGCCCACGATCGCGAGCCTGGCGGCGTGTCGGCATGCCTCGACGATTCGCTTGCTGGCGCGCTCGAACACTCGCAGACCCTTGGGCTGCCAAATGCCGCGGCGCTTGATGGCCGCGGCGATGGCGTAGGCGGCGGAACGCTCCATGCCGTGCCGCTGCGCCCAGCCCATGAGGGCCTGGATGCCGGCCTTGCCGACGCCGAAGCCCGGCCGGCGACCACCATCAACGATAGACGCCTTGGGATCTTTCGAGTAGATGCGACCACCGTCGTCAATCGCCATCGTGAACCACGAGTTGGCGTAGGTGCGTCGGTCAACTGGAGGGCGCGGCTTGGTGGCGTTGATCTCCTCGTTGACGATCACTCGTCCCCGTTGTTGCAACGTCTGCCGCACCCCTCTCACGGCCGCCGCGTGGCGCTCTCTGGGAATTCGTGAGATGTAGCCGCCCAAGTCTCGAAGCTGCACGTGGCGAATCACGACGCCACCTCGGGCTCAACCTCGTAGGAGGTCGACTGCTTGGTCAGATTCACGCGCCAGTGCAGCCCGGTGCGGTTCAGCATCGGGACACCACTCGGCACGTACCGCCGCGGCTTGGTGGGTGGGCACGTGTTGCGGCGCTCCCGCACTTCCCAGAAGAACTCGACGTTGCCGGCGCTCGTCTGTGGTCTCACCGGATCGGCCATGTCGGGCGTGGTGCCCAGTAGGTCAGCCTCGCTGAACCGCTGGCTGATACGATCGATGAAGAGTCCGCCGCCTTCCGTCTGGCCGAAAGCCGACGCGGCGAACGTGGTGCTGAGCATGTCCTGGACGCGCGGGGTCGGCAGGATCTCGATTCGCGACGTCTCGACCGGCCGCCCGAGTCCTCGCTTTCCCGGCCAGCGCCAATGCACCAGGAATACCTGATAGGGACGGACCCCGAGATCAGTGGCAATCTGGCGGATGCGATCGCATGTGGGGCCGAGCGAGTCAGCCAACGAACGCCGCGGCGTCTCGGGATGCACCTGTCCCGCGATGGCCGGAATCTCGGCCAAGACGTCGCTCGGAGAAGTGCGGTCCATCAGGAGGCGTCCCCCGCGATGAAGTAGCTGACGGTGGAGTTGGTCCCGATGAACTTGATGGCCGTGAAGGCGTCGTCGGGGTTCGGCTGGTGGAAAATCTGCATCCCGCCACCGCTGAGGGGAATCTCTTGATCGACACCGGCGGCGCTCGTCAACAGCATCTTCGCGCTGTCACCGGTCGCGCGAACGATCAGCACCCGGACCTTAACGACGTTCTCCAATGGAAGGACGAACGGCGCCAGTAACGTCGCGCCGCTGATGTCGTCCTGACTGGTCTTGCTGGCCTCGTAGGCCGCGCAGAAGCTCGTATCGAACGGCCCGCAGGCGAGCCCAATGGAACAACCACTCGATGCGGTTCCGATCGCAATCCCAGAGTGCTTCACGATCACGGGGCTCATCACGCCACCCCGATCATGCCGGTCTGAACCTTGCCACCGAGCGACTGCAGCGCCTTGAACCGCGCCGAGAAGGGGTAGATCGTACAGTGCAGGGTGTCCGATAGGCGGGCCACTTGCCGCATATACTCGCCCTCCAGCATGTTGGTCTCGTTGGCGTTCAGCTCGATGCCGTCGACCTTGCTGGCCTGCATGCGAATCTGGGCGTCGACGATGGCCCCGTCGATCATGTCGAGTCGGGCCACCAGCTCGCGAACAAGCGACTCAGCCGCCGGCAGCAACAGCACGAAGGACCGTTCCAGCAGAGTCATCAGGGGACTGTCGAGGGGAACGCCGGCCGACAACGAAGGGCCAGCCGAAAGGTTCGGATAGCCCATGTGGTAGCGGATGCGGACCTTTTCCCCGTCGCTCAGCATGTCAGGTGACCGGCTCCGTGCGTACCTGGTTCAGAATCTCGCGGAACCCCGAGTTGCTGTAGACGTTGGCGTCGAGCACGTCGCCGGCGGTGAACCGGCAAGGGTAGCCACCGATGATGACCTTGGCGCTCTGGAGCACGCGCACCCGCGTGCGTGGGGCTTCGACGACGGGCATCTTGATGTCGTCCGGCGTGGTGTCGCCCATGAAGTTCTGCGCCACCGTGACGTCCAGTGCCTCGACGGGCGAGTGCTCGGCCTGGAACTCTTCGACCGTCACCGCCACCCCGGCGAGGGGATCTTCTTTGACGGCCGCGGCAGGGGCCACGCCCTCGCCCGGCTTGTCCTTCTTCTTGGCTGACCTATCGCTCATCAGGCTCATGGGGTTTCTCCTGGTCGAAAAGAGGCGGGACGTAGGACTCCAGCGCGTGCAGATACATGCTTTGTCCCAGCACGATGGGGTCTGCTCTTGCGAGAGCCGAACGTCATGGCCGAAGCCACCGGCCGACGAAAATCATCGGGGCCGCCAGAGGGGGACGCGGTTCCGTGGCCACAGGCCAGGGTCTGCGTTCCCCGAACGCAGCACAACATCTCGGACACGGCACGAGGCCAGTTCGAGTTCGCCATCAAAAACGGGCGCATCCGCTGAGTGACCAGACCAAGCGAGCGCGTATCCGTAACCATCAGGCGACAAGTGCTGCTAACCGGCATGTTCGTATAGGCGAGCGCCGAAGCACCGCCACCACGTCGGCGGGCCAGAACACAGCGACACGATCGCGTGTGTTTACGACTCGAAAAGAGTCCAGGCCCATTTATTGGCCCGAAGGCCAAACTCGACGATGGCATACCCGCCGGCTCAAGAGCCGTTCGTGTCGGGTATGCCTCGTGTCCAAACATAGCTCCTCTGAGACGAGGTTGGCTAGACGTGCTCGCAAACGACGCAGCGCTTATAGCGCGCAGAGTCACCAGTCGCCGCGTCGGTGCGGGTCGGCCAGTCCATGATGGTCTTCCACACGCCGGTCACGAGATCGCCCATCACGTTGACAGGCGCCCGAAGGTAGCACTGCACGCGATCGACGTTCACTTCCACTCCGTTGTTGGTGAGCTGGCTGAAGTCGCCAATCTCGCCGTTGATGCCGGCCTCAGTGATGAGCCCGCGCAGGTCCGCGTAGTACTCGTAGATGGCCTCGGCGCCGATGAAGATGGGGCGCTGCACTTCCGTGCTCGGGATCGCGCTGACGGTGGCGCCAGTCGTGAACTCGCCTCCGAAGCGCTCGCCCGTTCGCGGGTTGCCGTTGTAGGTGTTCTGCAGGCCGCCCGCGATGGTGGACTTCTTCGGGGTCTCGGTGTCGTTGAACACCAGGGTGCCCAGCACGTCGCCCAGCGTGAACTCCTTGTACCAGTAGTAGTCGGGCAGCGAGGTCAGGAGTCTCTGCGCCTCGTCGCTCGCGAAGAGCTGGTTCTTGGAGTAGCTGTTGAAGTGCGAGTGGTAGAAGCCGTCGGGCATCTTGGGGACGTTCGAGTCCTCCAGGCGAGCGACCGCCTGGCGGAACATGTCGAACGTGAACACCGAGGCCGCCAGAAGACCGTCGACCGACAGCATGGTCGATGCCGGCCGCACGATGAACGAGCAGTCGTCCGACCAGACCGGATCACGTACTGCCAGCGTCACGGTTTCCGTCACCGTCAGAACGCCGGGGCCCGTCTCGTCTCCCGAGTACGTCGGGGTGAACCCCGTCGCGGTGGCGTCGTGGGTGACACCGCCGTTCTTGTAGTGGATCTTGAGCGGGTTGGTGACCGAGATGGCCGCGAACTGCACGGGCGAGCCGGCCGACAGGTCGGGGCGGCGCGCGGTCGTGAGACCGTTCAACCGAGCGACCGTGATGGTGGTGCCGGACGCCTGCACTGCCGTGCAGACCGTCTGCCCACTCAGACCGGCGTTGTAGAGACGGTCACGCACGCAGCGGTTGAGCGACTGCGCGGCATGCAGGCCGAGCTGATGCACGTTGTTGGTGAACAGGTTGGCGATCGCCACGATGCTCGTCGGCATGCTGGTGTCGGGGCACCGACCGGCATACTGATGGAGCTGCATGTTCCACTGCTCTTTTTCGTAGTCGATCGCTTCCGGCTCGTCGCGCGGGTTCAACGGGTTGGTGGTGGGGGCCATCAAACCGTTCCCCGTGAAGACGAACTGATCGCCGGCCTGGCCGGGCTGCAACACGGGGGCTGCTTCGCCGCGGAACAGGTTGCGCGGGTACAGCGCGTCCTTCATCTCGCGGATGAGGGCGTTGTCTTGCACGAGGGCGCGAATCGTCGGATCTTGCTGAATGACTGAGAAGTCCATGGGTTCCTCTTTCTGTGTTGGTGATTCCTGCTAGCCCCCGTGCCCCTGCCTTACCCCAGCCCGGTCGATGCGCTGCGAAGGCCCTTGTTGCGCTTGTAGGCTTCGAACTGCTGCTTCGTCATCGACATGACGTCGACCTTGCCGGCTGCACCGGCTGCCGCGGCGGTGGCGCCTGGCCTGGGCGCCGTGTGCGATCCTGGGATAGCCCCGGTGGTTCCTGTGGTCGCAGGGACCGTGACTTCTCCGAAAAGGTGCGGGTGCTGCTCGCGAAGGCCATTGAAGTACGCCTTCTCGTCGAGCTTCGCCAACTCCTCTTCGCTCTTCCCTTCCTGCGCCCGAAGGTACAGGGTGATTGCGTAGTCGGTATCCCGGATGCCGCACCCGAAGGCGATGCGCTCCAGATTGGCCTTGGCCTCGATGGCGTTGGCCCGGTTTTCCGCCTTGCGCCTGCGCTGCTTTTCGATCGTCAGTGCCCGTTCACGCTGTTCGTCTGCGCGCTTCCACTTGGTCCGATCCTGCTCGTACTTCGCCATGGCCTGACGGTCATTGCGATTCTTGGGCGGGAGCGGAGGCTGTTCGGTCGTCGCGGGAGCCGCTGGCGGCTGGACCGGTTGTCGGCCCTTGGGCGCTACCCGCAAGGCATCCAGGTGCTGGAGCATGGCCGCGTGGTTGGCGAAGCCTCGTTCCGTTGCCTGTTTGTCCAGCTCAGCCTGAAACGCCAGTCTTCCCTTCGTCTCTGCCTTCTTCAATCGCTCGGAGAAGACACGACTCGGGAGAACGACGTTCTTGCCTTGCTGTGCGGGTTGTTCCGCCGGTGTCGGCGGGACCACTGCTGGGGTTTGGGTGGGCGGTGGATTTGCTGCTGGTGTCTCTACTGCTACTGGCTCTGGCATGACTCGCTCCTTGTGGGGCTACTCGTTTTCGTCGCGGTCATCCGGCTGTATCGTCGCCGTCGTCACGAGTGACGACTTCAACGGGCGGGCGCTCGCAAGTATTCGAGTCACGTTGTGCGGGACAGAGGCGCCCTCGGTGGATCCGAGGCTGGCGTATGTCCCGCGAAAATTCATTGCTTCAATCGCTTCGGCGGCTACTCCGACATGGGGCGCAGAAGGCACGAGACCTTCTGCGACAGGTCGCTCTTGGCGTAGATCACGTCGCACGCCGTGACGGCGTCGACGATCGCGAACGTCAGGTTGACGCTGCCGTCCCAGTACACTTCACCGGTGACGGGCGCGCGGCTGGAGTTGCGAGTGATCGTCTTCACGCCCGTGGTGGTGCCCGCGGTCGCGTTGACGGTGATGAGACCGTTGGTGGTCGGAGCTTGGGCCAGTGCCACGGCGACGCCGGTGCCGGGCGTCACGCTGATGCCCGTTTGTGTCGCGCCGCCGATAGTTCCGGCGGTGTTGATGGTCGCCATCTCGGAGCGCAGAGCGCTGATGTCGACCACGGCCGCGTTCTGCTTGGTCGCAATGGCGCTGATGTCGACCACGGCCGCATCCAGCTTGGCCTTGACGGCGATGAGGTCGGTCACCGCCGCGTTGACCTGGGTCTTGAGACTGTTCACCAACGCGGCCACGATGGATTGATCAGGGGATGCGTAGGCGGCGGAAGCGGGGCTCACCGCAGTGGCAGCCGAGACTCCGGTAGCCGTGATGGTCGTGACGCCAGTGGCGGTCGGGGTGATGGCACCCGTGGCCGTCACGGCCGAGATGGTCGTGTTGGCGTTGCGGGTGTCGAGCAAGATCGACAGGATGTCGCCCAGAGGCGCCTTGACAATGGCGTCCGACACCACGCCGAGCTTGGTGCTGTTCAGGTTGTCGCGGACGGTGCTGACTTTCGTGGTCGTGCTGGACATGTGAGAATTCTCCTCAGTGGTTTGGGTTCCCCGTCGCGACTAGTCGGTGCCGCCCGAGGTCGGTTTGAACGGCAAGGGCCGCTCCTTCAGCGGCATGGCCGTGGAAGCTGTGTCGGTGCTCGGCTCTTCGCTCTTGGGAGAGCCGTGAGTGGCGTCGTATTCCTTGATCGGATCGCGGTTCTCAGACATTGGGATCTCCTCGTTACTTGCTGCGCTTCGCGAACGGCAAACGACGCTCGCTCGCTGGCTTGGTGCTACCGAGCAATGGTTTTTCAACTTGTGCCTGTGCGGATGCGCCCGGCCCGACCGGATGACCGTCGGGAGCCGCGTGCTGGACGTCCGACTGAATCCTCGACCCCGAAAGCGCCATCGCCCGACGACGGCCAGGAGACAGGGAACTCTGGTTCAGGCTCATGTGCGTTTCCTTTCGGGGGCCACGAAAATCGGCTTGTTCCGCGGATAGCCCGGGATGGTCGACGACAACGCCTGGGGCTTGACGACAATCTTGGTGTCGGGCCCCTTGCCCTCGACCTTCAGGCCGCTCTCGGGCGCGGGGTTCTCTTCGCCGTCCGGTTCCTGGAGGAACCGCGGGTCAGCCTGAGTGGCCGTTCGTGACAAGTCACTGTTGACCGTCCCGATGGCCGACTCGGCCTGTGGCCGCTTGAGGTTGCTCGGCATCACTCGGCCTCGCCCTTGTCGGGCTCTTCCTCTGGCGGTCCCTCGGCGGGGCCGCCGGATTCACCGTCGTCCTGCTCCTCGCCTTCATTCTCTTCCCCACCTTCCTCGCCACCCTCTTCCTGCTGCTTGCGAACCGCGCGGCACCAGCCGACGAACCCGTCGACGTCTTCAAGGTCGAGCTCTTCGCCGAGCTTGCGGAAGTCCTTCTTGCCCGCTTCCTCGGTCCATGCGCAGAAGGCGTGAATCTTGTCGGCGTCGACTTCCTCTTCGAGCTGCTCGACGCCTGCCTTTGGTTGAGCGTCGGTGCCCGTGCGGAACTCGTCGATGATCTCGTTGATGGTGGCGACCGCCGCCTTCAGGTCGGCCGTGACAGTCTCGACGGTGGCTTCCTCGTCGGAACCTTCGTCGCCCGTCTCTTCCTCGCCAGCCTCTTCATCCGCTTCGCCTCCCGGCTGTTCCTCCTCGTCGTCGTCCGCCTCGGGAATCGACGTCTGGGAGTCTTTCATCAAGTCCTTGAGCTTTCGCGGATCTACAGCGCTGGTCATGATCGTGTACCTCAAAGGAACCACGACCGAAAAAGAGCGTCAACAAATCGGCGAGTGATTGCAGGCAGTTAGACGACATAGCTCAATTGCCACTTGAACAATTGCGCGAGGTTACAATGCGCGTTGCTTTACAAACGTAGAAACGACGTATAACGTAGCGTCTCGCATGGCCACAAACTCACCGCCGGCCGCTGTCATTCGAGCCGCGAGAACACTTGAACGCTACGAGGTGCGCGAGCTGCTGAGGGTCGCGCCGAATCGGGATGCCAGCCTCGTGGGGCCGGCCCGGCTACTCGATGCGCTCAGAGCCTGGCGCGCGGTGTTTGATCCGCCGAAGGTACGTGTCCGGCGGTTCGACATCGCTGCGCTGAAGCGCGCTCGCGGCTATTCACTTGGGGCGCGCGCAGGCGATGGCGGCGAAACTGGTAAGGGTGCCGGCTCGCAAGGTGCAGGACACCGTGGGCCGCTCGCGCAAGTACGAGGCGGTCGACGCTCCGCTCTTGTTCCCGAAGTGAAGTAACCAGTCCGGTCGATGGTGACCTGGCCGCGCAATCGGTCCGCGGTTTTCGGGCTGAATTCACGGACCGTACGCCATTTTCACGAGCGCGAGAAGGTGCGCGTGATGTTGGACATGAGTGATACGTCATCGTCAAGTTGCAGAGCCTTCCTGAGCGATACGCAGATCGCGGAGCTGCTCGCCGTGCCCGTCGCGACCGTCGGGTGGTGGCGCCGGGTTGGTAAGCTGCCCTATCTGCGGGTCGGCCGCTACCCACGCGTGCGTCGCGCCGATTTCGACGCTTTCCTTGAGGCGCGGACGGTGCCGAGGTCGAGGGTCCGGCCGTGAGCCTCGCGGATTTGTCAGACAGAGCCCGAGAACTGCGCCGTCTTCTGGTTGATGCGCGCGACGTTTGCCATCGCCTTGGGCTCGACGAATCGGCCAGGCCGCAGGCAAGGGGATTGCTCATTCCATGCCCCTGGCACAGTGAGCGCACCCCGAGTTGCTCCGTGCGATGCGGAGCCGATGGAACGCTCGCCGTCCACTGTTTTGGCTGTGACGTTGGCGGCGATGTTTTCGATCTCGTCGCGGCGGCGCACGAATGCCAAGGCCGTCGCTATGCGGAAGAGAGCCGCGAAGAAGCTGCGGATGCCTTGACATCGCGCCACGCCTTCCACCGGGCCCGGGCCGCCTTGCGCGCGCGCTTCTTTCGCTGAGCCGGCGTGAGCTTCGCGGCGCTGGCCTTGCCGCCCTTCGATGCGCCCAGCTTGGCCAGCACGCGAGCGGCATTGGTGGTAGCGGTCGTCACAGGGGAGCCTTGTTACCGCCGGTCCACCCCGGTGGGCAACCATTCCACGATGGCGGATCGGGCGGTGGGAGGACGTCGCCATAGTCTGGCATCGGGACAGCGGCCACGCGCATCCCCATCTCCGCGGCCCGCGCTTCAGCCACGGCACGATCGTCCCATGCGGAGTCGGGGCCGGTGATACAGTGGACGACGTAGATGGTCTTCATGGGGTGCACACGATGTCGTACTCGTGCTTCCCGTCGGCTGGGTTGAACGGCGCGCCCGTCCTGATGTCGGCACACCGCGGGTACTCCAGCCACAGCAGCTCCTGCCACAGGTCGCGGATCGTGAACCCGGCCGCGGCCAGTCCGGACTGGTGCACCTCCATGACCATGATGGGACGACACCGTAGAATCGTCAGGCGAGCCCCGCGCAGCGCCAGTACCTCGTGTCCTTCGACGTCCCACTTGATCAACGCAGGCGACAGACCGAGACTGTCCAGTGGGATGACCTTGATCGGCACGTCGCCACCGGCCGCAATCTGGCTTGCTCCGACGTTGCTGCTCTTCGCGATGGTCAAGTCAGCCTCGCGGTCGCTCAGCCCGCAGTTGTACATCCGCACGTTCAAGCCGCCGCAGTTCTCCCGCAGACACGCGAAGCTCTCGGGCTGCGGCTCGAATGCATGAACCAACTCGGCCTTGGTGGCGTACAGTGCCGCGTGGTCGCCCAGTGAGGTGCCAGCATCCACGACAGTCGAGCCCTCGGGAATGAGCTTTAGCACTAACTCCGCCAGGCCCGCGCGGTCGGCGTCGAGCCGCTTGTCTTCTTCGATCCACCGGCTCAGGTGCGTGTCGTCTTTGAGGATTGCGATCTGCTGCTCGCCTTCCTTGCCGGGGATTGTGCCGGACACGTGGATGATCATGGGTTCATCTCGCTTGGCATAGGCATAGCGACATGATACGCTTCGCATATGGAAAAGCACCTACTATCTTTTTCGAAGCCGGCCGACACGTGGTTGCGCAAGGAGGCCGCCCGCCTAGGAATACCGCTGACGGAGCTGGTGCGAAGGCTCGTGGATGAAAAGCGAGTGGCTAGCCGATGAGGATCTGCATCTGCGATAACGAATCCGTGCGTCTCTCGAAAATCAGGCAGCGTTTCTTTGCGAAGACGAAGCTTGCCGATTCCATCAGACCGGGCATGACGACTCCGTGCCTGGAATGGCAGGCGGCGCTGGATCATCATGGGTATGGGAGACTCAGCAGCCGTCTAGGACGCGTCGGCAGCTGGGAAAGTGCCCACCGCGTAGCATGGGAGTTGGCTCACGGTCCAATCCCCGAGGGGCTGAAGGTGCTGCACAAATGCGACAACCCGCCCTGTGTTGCCGATGAGCACTTGTTTCTCGGAACGATGAAGGACAATACCAGGGACATGATGGCGAAGGGCCGGCAAAGTGCTCCGCCTCATTTCTGCGGCGAAGAGCACTGGTCACGTCGGCGCCCGGATCGCATAGTGCGCGGCGATGCGCATTGGTCCCACTTACACCCAGAGCGCATGGCGCGCGGAGAACACAGCGGCTCACGCTTGCATCCGGAGTCTCGCCCACGCGGAGAAGGGCACAGTAGATCCAAACTGACCGATGAGAAGGTGCGCTCTGTCTTCCAGCTTCGCGCCCAAGGATGGACCGTACTTCGACTTGCCGCCGACTTCGGGGTGTGTGTTAGGAACATCTACGACATCCTCGCTCGCAAGACGTGGAAACACGTGGAATTGGAGGTGCAATCTTGAAAATTTTCTGTGTGGGTTTCCCACACACTCAGACCATCGACCCGCGCGACGAAGAGCTGATCAACCTGTGCCCGTTCACCGAACAGGTCTGGTACTTCGCCAAGATGATGGTCGACCGCGGGCACGAGGTCATTCACATCGGCATGCCGGGTAGCAACCCGCCCAAGGGCTGCGAGCACATCGACGCCATGACGGACGACTGGTGGCGCATCCTGTACGGCACCCGCGACAAGCTCGACCCGT